GTGAGCGGAGAAGATATAATCTCCGTTGCGTTAATCAAGAATCCCGGTGTTTTATTGTATGCTTGCGTAGATGGATTACCCTACGTTGAGGAAGAAGAAGATTTCGATGAATCTGAATTCTACATACACCAGGCCGGACTCGAGGATGAGGAGTTGCGATGGGCTTGTCTCTTAATACAAGCAGTTCAAAGGAGACACGCCCTATTAGAAACCGAGACGCAAGCGCTATTAGGAGCACTTGCAGAAACACCAATAGCGGAAGCATTAGATGACTTCCTTAAATGTACCCCTATATCAGCCATAGCATCTTGGGGTCGATCGGTGTTCAATATCGCCAAAGATTTCTTTGACGTGTCCGACTGGGCACAAAGGTACGACAGTAGAAAATTTACCGTCAAGTCAGATTTGGTAGCAGAAGTCATCGGTGAACTTGAAGACAGGGATACGCGTGCACCCAACTACTCTTCAGATAAAGTAGTGAAGCAACGAGTGTACCGGACAAAAATGAGGGTTCGGAACACTGCTGGAAATGGAGTGGTAACATATGACACTTCGCTCGAAAAATTTGGGCTGGGCCGGCTGGGGCAGGGGGAGACCTTTGTTCCTGTTTTTGGAACCCACCTGGATGAATCGAGAGATTTTGTGTTGACGGACAATCTGCTCCTCAATATATCCAGCCACTGACTAAATGTCGCAACGGATCCTGTAGATCAGCGACCCCGGTTTATATCAGCTTGCCGGAGTAGTCTAACCTCACCCGAGTCTCATCTTGCTTTTGGCAGGAATCCTATTTCTGAAGATGAGAATGCTGTTGCCGGAATGTATTTGGGTCGAGACCCATTTTACGTTCTGAGTGACATGCACTCGGTAAAATAAACCCCCGGCCGGCCGAGCTTGGTCTAGTAGGATATCGTATAAACGAAATCCCCAAAATACCTCTTCCTGAATGCAAGGACGACATCGAAATTATCCCTCGAAAGGAAATGTTCGACCAGTCTATGCGCGAGGTTATTTCAAGGAATTTACCAATATACATGCTAGATCAAACACCATCTCGGCCCGACCCCGGGTGCTACGTTTCATGGGTGTACGGTGTACTGAAACGTTTTGGCCAAAAGCCCCCAGCGATGGATCGTTCGCTAAAACGCCGACTGAGATCTTTTGTTAGATTGTGGTGTAGGAAGAATTTGACAGCCCTAGACGCCAACACTGATTTGAGTGTTGAGACGTGGCTTCAAAATACTGACTATGACGCAGCTAGAAAACAACAGCTTCTTGGGAACTGGAGAAATGGGCAGTCCGCCCATCTAACCAGAAAACAACAGATGGTGCTGAGTTTCATAAAGGATGAGACTTATCTCCCACCTAAGGCCGTCCGGCTTATCAATTCCCGGGACGATTTCTTCAAAACATTGAGCGGGCCACTATTTAGTGCAATTTCGAAGAACGTCTTTACTATAACAGAGAAAAATTCTTGGTTCATCAAGAATGTCCCTGTTTGTGATAGGCCGGCTGTGATCCTTGATGAACTCAAGGCTGACGGCAAAAAGTACTACTCTACGGACTATACCGCATATGAGTGCCACTTCACCTCTGAAATGATGAAGACTATCGAGTTTGGATTATACGACTTTATGGTAAAGAATCTATCTAGTGAAGAGCGCAGGAAGATGCAGGTTATTAAAGGAGTACTTGCTGGACAAAATACGTGCAAGTTTAAGCATGGAACTGTTAAGGTGACCGGAACAAGAATGTCAGGTGAGATGAATACGTCTCTAGGCAATGGGTTTGCGAATTTAATGTTAACGTTATTCGCCGCTCATATTTCCGGATCAGGCGAGGTTAAAGGGTTCGTTGAAGGTGATGATGGTTTATTCACCTTCCAATACGAACACAATGCCCCCACCATACAGACATACCAGAAGCTTGGCTTTACCATAAAGATGGAATCGACCTTTGAGATAAATGAGGCTTCCTTCTGTGGTAATGTGTTTGATACTACTGATAAGGTAGTGCTCACTGATCCGATGGCTGTCTTGGCCGGATTTGGATGGACAAATAAGAAATATGTCCAGGCCAATCGAAACACCAGACTGCAATTGTTGAGATCTAAAGCACTTAGCCTTGTACATCAGTATAATGGTGTCCCAATGCTTTCCACCTTCGGGCGGAGAGTCGAGTTTTTAACTCGTGGACAGACCGTTTCCAAACGCATCATAGCAAACCAAGACATGTACCACCGAAACCGATTGCGCGAGCAATGTAGTTCCCCACTGCCAGTGGAACGAATTCCCTCTTCTAGTACTCGATTACTCGTTGAAAAGCTCTATGGAGTGACTGTCGCACAACAGCTCACTTTTGAACGAGAAATCATGAAGATAGAACTCGACTGCAGCTTTCAGCTGAATGGTTATCCGATCGTCCCCACCTGCGATTGGTACTATGAAAACTACGCTCTCCCTCTAAAGGATGCAAAGATACTCTCCCAAAAGCTGAACAAGCCTTTTGACTCGACTTGGAAGTACATTCGTACTGTCTATACGAGATTGTAAATTCGCGCTATACCACCCGGCAACATAAAGTAGGTCCTTGACAAGACTCGCCGTGTTATTGTTTGAAAAATCGTCAGCTACCAGGAGACAAACCTGGCGTTCCGTTTGATGCGGACACTGTGTTTTGGTGAACACAGTCCCTTCCATTAGGGGCAATATATGGAGGCCAGTTT